ACATATGTTAGTTAGTGCTGTCCATGAAGGCGATGAACGTAGAGCCATAGATTCTATTATGACAAAGCTTAGAAGTTTAGTAGAAGAAACCGGAGCAGGTATTGTTTTAGTTTCTCATCTTCGTAGAGTTGATGGTAACAAAGGACATGAGAACGGTATTGAAGTATCTCTATCCCATCTAAGGGGTTCAAATAGTATTGGACAATTATCAGATTGTGTGATAGCATTAGAAAGAAATCAACAGTCAGATGATATTGACGAAGCTAGGACTACTAAGATGAGAGTTCTTAAATCTAGGTACACTGGAGACGTAGGACTTGCCTCGCATTTACTTTATGATAAAGATACTGGCAGGTTATCAGAAGTTGACATGTCTGATATACAAGTTAACGAAGACGAACATGGATTTTAATTATGGATTTAGTATTTGACATAGAAACAGACGATTTAAAAGCCACTAAGGTTTGGTGTATTGTTGCTCAAGATGTAGACACAAATGAAATATTTAAGTTCCCACCTAATAAACTTGATGACGGTGTAAAACTTTTACAATCTGCAGATAGATTAATAGGTCATAACATTATAGGTTTCGATGTACCAATGATTAAAAAGTTTTTTGATGTTGACTTAACTGATAGAGAACTTCTTGATACATTAGTTTTATCAAGGCTATTTAATCCTACTCGTGAAGGAGGACATTCGCTAGAAAAGTGGGGATACAAATTAGGCTTTAATAAGATTGAGTTTGAAGACTATCAAAACTATTCGTCAGACATGTTGAACTATTGTGTTCGTGATGTACAGCTTAATACTTTAGTTCTCAAAGAATTGAAGAAAGAAGCAAAAGGATTTTCAAAAGAATCAGTATGTTTGGAACATGACATTGCTGACATAATGAAACGACAGGAGAAAGATGGCTTTAAGTTTCACGAGATTAATGCTAATCTTTTATTAGCAGAACTTAGACAAGAGATGCAGTCTATTGAAGATGAAGTGCATGAAACATTTCAACCTAAGTGGGTAGACGATAAGTTAGTTACACCTTACATTAGAAAAGATGGAGTTCTTTCTAAGAGAGGACTTACTGACGAAGAGTATGAAAGATGTTTAAACAGTTCCGATTATAGACCGTTTATGAGACAGACTTTACAAGAGTTTAATCTTGGAAGTCGTAAACAGATTGGCGAATATCTTACTGACTTCGGCTGGAAGCCTGATAGGTTTACACCTACGGGTCAGCCTATTGTAGATGAGAAAACTTTATCAGAGATAACTCATATACATGAAGCTAATCTTATTGCTAAGTTTTTATTACTGCAAAAAAGAATAGCACAAATAGAGTCGTGGCTTGAATCTCTTCAAGAAGATGGTAGAGTACATGGCTTTGTCATTCCTAACGGAGCTATAACCGGAAGGATGACACATAGGAATCCTAACTTAGCACAAGTTCCTAGTAGTTCTAGTCCGTATGGTAAAGAATGTAGGTCTTGTTGGATAGTAGAAGAAGGAAATAAATTAGTAGGTATAGATGCTAGTGGCTTAGAATTAAGAATGTTAGCACACTATATGGATGACAAGGAGTTTATAAATGAAATCATTAACGGAGACATACACACCGCTAATCAAAAACTTGCAAAACTTAAATCAAGAGATAAGGCAAAGACTTTTATCTACGCCCTCATGTACGGAGCAGGAGATGAAAAACTTGGCAAAGTGGTTGGAGGAAATACATCTGATGGCAAAAGAGCTAGACAATATTTCTTTGATAATAAACCAGAATTTAAGTCTCTTAGAGATAGAGTTCAGAGAGCAGCAGCTAAGAAGTACCTCAAGGGTATAGACGGTAGAAAGCTTTACATTAGAAATAATCATGCAGCACTTAACACTTTATTGCAAGGAGCAGGTGCTATAGTTATGAAGAAAGCACTATCTTTATTAGATAATAAATTAAAATTAAATACTATTGACTATAAGTTCGTTGCAAATATACATGACGAATGGCAAGTTGAAGTGAGGGAATCTCAAGCAGACTTTGTAGGACTTCGTGCAGTCGAAGCTATAACAGAAGCAGGAGAACATTTTAATCTTCGCTGTCCTTTAGATGGTGAATACAAAATAGGAGATAACTGGAGTGAGACACATTAAATCACATAGTAGAAAAGGAGATATTGCAGAATTAAAGGCAGTTACTTTTTTATTAGAAAAAGGTTATGAAGTTTTTAGAAACTATGGTTGTGATGGACCAGTAGATATTGTAGCAATAGATAAAGAAAACAATGTCAGTTTAATAGATGTTAAAACTTTAGTAGGTAATTATGCTACTAAACAAAGAACATCTAAACAAAAAAAATTAGGAGTAAAAATACTAGGATATAATCCAGAAACAAAGAATATAAAATTTGTAAATCATAGAGGAGATTGTAATGAAGTACACTAAACCAAATGATAGTAGTAGAAAAGGAGACATGGCAGAGTTCTACGCAGTTACTTGGCTATGGGATAATGGGTACGAAGTTTTTAAAAACTGCGGCTGTACTGGTCCAGTAGATTTAATAGCTAGAGACAAAGATGGTAACATTAGTCTAATAGATGTTAAATGTGCTCAACCCCAACTACATAAAGAGACAGGTAACAATGTTACCAAATCTGGTAGTAGAAGCAAAGAACAAGTAAACATGGGCGTTAAGATATTACAGTTTAATTCTAAGACTAGAAAATTAAGATTTATTAATCACACATCATGAAAAAATTAGATAACTTAGTAGAGGATATTTATTCTAAGCTTTCCGTTTTAGGAGAAGGTAAGTCTCTTGATGCTAGTCCTGAAGATATAGATGCTTTAGGAGAAAGTATTAAAGAAGTTCTACATCACTGGGCTAACCCGTCTCCAAGAAGTTCTGACATGTTAAGAATGTCTAACATTGGAAAACCTACTAGGCAACTATGGTATGATTTAAAATCAGAGAATGAATCTACTGAGTCTTTACCCCCTCCGGTGTTTATTAAGTTTTTATACGGACACCTGCTAGAGGAAGTATTATTATTCTTAGTAAAGATTTCTGGACACGAAGTAGATAACGAACAGAAAGAGGTTACTGTTTCAGGAATAAAAGGACACATGGACTGTACTATAGACGGAGAAGTAGTAGATGTTAAGACTGCTTCAGGCTTTGCTTTCAAGAAATTTAAAGACGGTACGTTAGCAGAGCAAGATACCTTCGGCTATCTTCCACAACTTGCAGGTTACGAAGAAGCTGAAGGTACAAACAAAGGAGGCTTCCTAGCCATGAATAAAGAAACAGGAGAGTTAGCTTTATTCAGACCGTCTGACTTTGATAAACCAAATATTAAAAAGAAAATAAGAGATGTTAAGAAAGCAATAAAGCTTGACAAACCACCTCAGAGATGTTATAATGCAGAACCAGAAGGCAGCTCTGGTAATATGAAACTTGCTAAAGGATGTGTATATTGCAGACATAAGTTTGAATGTCATTCAGATGCTAACGATGGACTAGGTCTAAGAGTATTTAAATATGCAAGAGGCTACACTTATTTAACACAAACACCAAAACCACCTAAAGTTATAGAGGTTACACATGAATGGCAGAAAAGCAAAAAGACTTCGTAAACATTCTAAACAATTATTAATAAGATGGATTAGGTCTATGACTCCTGACGGAGAAGATGAGACTGAAATAAATGAAAAAAACTTAGAACAGTTTTTACCTGAACAGACACATATATTTGCTAACAATAAATTCATGGTTAGTGCTTATACACTTAGATGGTTTTATAAAAAGGTAAAAGAAAATCCTAATGCTACATTAGAGGAGATAATGAATGGCTCGTAGAAAACCTAGAAAGGTAAGACCTAAAGATAAAAATGCACCTAGAGGATACGATAGTTTATGGGAATATGAAATACATCAAAGACTGTTCGGAGACTGGTTACACCATTACGATACTATAAAATATAATGTTCCTAAAAAATATGAACCTGATTTTGTAAAAGTATTTGATGAAGATAAAGTTATTCTAATAGAAGCTAAAGGAAGATTCTGGGATTATGCAGAGTATAGTAAATATATACATGTCAGAGATGCGTTAGAAGATAATGCTGAACTGGTTTTCTTTTTTCAAAAACCTTTAGCACCTATGCCTCAGTCTAAAAAACGTAGAGACGGAACTAAAAGAACCCATGCTGAGTGGGCTGAAGCAAATAACTTTAGATGGTTTGATGAAGATACACTACCGGAGGAATGGAGAAATGACTCAACACAAAACAATTAATGATATAATAATAGAACAAGAAAGAGATATAGAACTAGAAAAAGAAAGAGACATGGTTAACAATCCTAAACATTATAACACAGGAGAGATTGAATGTATAGATGCTATTGACTCTATGTTAACCTCAGAAGAGTTTATAGGATACTTACGAGGTAATTCTTTAAAGTACCGTTGGCGATTTAGATATAAAAACGGCACTGAAGATTTAAAGAAAGCAGAATGGTATGAAAAAAGACTATTAGAATTATTAGACAAAATAGAATATTACAGATAAGAATTATGGTAGAAGATAAAGTAGGACAAAAACCTTATTTAGGTATTGAGATAAATTACGATAAAGAAAAAAAGCTAGACAAGTTTAGTTTAGATACATTAAGAGATAGATATTTCTGGGAGGAAGAAACACATGCACAAGAAGCTTTTGCTAGGGCTGCAGTATTTGCTGCCACCTTCAAGGGTGTTACGGATTATGAAATGGCTCAAAGACTGTATAACTACAGTTCCGATTGTTGGTTCATGTTTAGCACTCCTATACTTAGCAACGGGGGAACAACTCGTGGGCTACCTATTAGCTGTTTTCTCAATTATGTTCCCGATAGTCGTGATGGGCTATCTTCTCATTATGACGAAAATATTTGGTTGGCTAGTTCGGGGGGTGGAATTGGTGGATACTGGGGAGATATTAGGAGTAATGGTATTTCTACTTCTAGTGGGAGTCGTTCTACTGGAAGCATTCCATTCATCCATGTAGTTGATTCTCAAATGTTAGCCTTTAATCAAGGTGTAACTAGACGAGGCAGTTACGCTGCTTACATGGATATATCTCATCCAGAGATTGAAGAGTTTATAAACATGAGAAAAGAGTCTGGTGGCGACATAAATAGAAAGTGTTTAAACTTACACAACGGTATTAACATCACTAATGATTTTTTAAAAGCTGTCAGAGATGATACAGACTGGAGATTGATAGACCCTAAAACAAACGAAGCAGTTAAAACTATAAATGCTAGAGAGTTATGGTGGCAGATTATTTATGCAAGAGCAGAAACAGGAGAGCCTTACATGATAAATATAGACAACTGTAATGATGCTTTACCCCAAGGACAGAAAGACTTAGGTTTAGAAATAAAACAAAGTAACCTATGTTCAGAAATAACCTTACCTACTAACGAAGAAAGAACGGCAGTGTGTTGTTTATCTAGTGTTAATTTAGAACACTATGATGAATGGTCTAAAGATGATTACTTTATAAAAGATTTAATAACTATGTTAGATAATGTTCTACAACATTTTATTGAGAATGCTATTGACACATCACAACTGGGAGAATATAATGCAAACTTTAAAAGATTTAAAGGATATGTCAAGGAAGGCAAAGAAGGCTTTACAAAAGCTGCTTATTCAGCTTACAGAGAACGTTCTTTGGGATTGGGTGCGATGGGTTTTCATGCCTATCTACAATCAAACGGCATACCTTTTGAAGGAATCCAAGCTACGGGATTCAACTATCAAGCGTTTAAACACATTAAAAAGAAAGCTACGAAAGCTAGTGAGGAACTGGCTGATACTCGTGGTGAAGCACCTGATGTATCTGGTTCTGGGATGCGTAATGCTAATCTCCTTGCCGTTGCTCCTAACGCTAGTAGTAGTATTATATGTGCTGGTACGTCTCCCTCAGTAGAACCTTATCGAGCAAACGTCTTTACTCATAAAACTTTATCAGGTTCTTATCAAGTAAAAAATAAATACTTAGAAAAAGTTTTAAGAAGTAAAGGGTTGAAAGGAGAAGAACTTGACAACGTTTGGAAAGACATTGCCGGTAAAAACGGTTCAATACAACATCTGTCTATGTTAGACGATACTGAAAAAGAATTATTTAAAACTGCAAATGAGATAAATCAAATATGGATTATTGAACATGCCCATAAAAGACAAGAGTTTCTTTGTCAGAGTCAGTCAATAAATTTATTTTTTGTGTTACAAAAAGCCACTGAAGAACAAGATGCTCACGATACATATATGCAATATGTAAATGATGTTCACTGGTACGGTATGCATAATTTAAAATCACTTTATTATTTTAGGTCTGATGCAGCTAGAGCAGCAGAGAATGTTAATATAAAAGTTCCACGAATAAAGCTAGATGATGTGGAATGTATAGCTTGTGAGGGATAATATGAAACACAGTATAGCAATGTTAATAGTTAGTATACTAGGTATTGGTGGAATACTATATACAACTATCATAAATGCAGAAGTGTCTGGGTACGGAGACGTACACGGTTGTGGAGGCGAATGTTACAAAGAATACACTGCAAAGTATGGTACATTTACAGAACAACTAGAAGCAAAAAGAGTTGCAATGCAAACAGAAACACCTGCTGACAAAGGTGCTAAGATATATGTTAACTGTAATATGTGTCACGGCATGAAAGGAGAAGGAGGTATTGGACCGAAACTATCTGGCAGTACGTCTATTGTAAAAATGTTAATGCAATATAAAAACGGAGAAACTAGAGGTGCACAGTCTGCTCTTATGTGGGGTCAAGCTGCTAACTTATCTTCTGAAGATATGAAAAATTTACAAGCTTACATTGATACTTTATGAAACCAAAACATGTTAAAAGATTTGAAGATTCTTTATCTTATCCAGAGTACACTGAAGAAGATAAAAAGAAAGGTATGAATAATAAAGACTTAGACTTCATGGCAGAAAAGCCTTTACTCTGGGCAGTAATAATACCGTCTATTTTTGTAATTGGTATAGGATTGTTACCTTTCATTACAATGCTAATCTTTTTTGACAAACCAGAATTTCTTAAACCATAAGGAGGTAATTATTATGAAATGTTGGCACTGTAATACAGAATTAATTTGGGGTGGAGACCACGATATTGAAGAAGAAAACGAAGAGTTTACGATGGAAACAAATTTAAGCTGTCCTAATTGTAGAGCTTTTGTTGTAGTTTATTTACCTAGAGGAGAAAATTATTATGACTAAATATTCAGGAGCACTATTGTATAAAGCTCTAGAAACAAAATACAAAGCAGAAAAAGCAGAAGCTAAAGCTAACCTTGAAGTATTTTTTGAACACAAAGTAGCCGTAGCAGACCACCCTAATGTTGTCGAGTCTATGGATAAACTTATAAAAAAATATTCGAGTGCTTCAGAAAAATTAGAAATATTACAGGAGGATTTTTAATGAGCTTATTAGGAACAAGAGATTACTACAAACCATTTGATAACCCATGGATGTTTGATTACTATGTATTACAAAATCAAATGCATTGGATGCCAGAGTCTGTACCTTTACATACAGATGTTAAAGATTGGCAAGAGTTATCTAATACTGAAAAGAACTTATTAACACAAATATTCAGGTTGTTTACACAGTCTGATGTAGATGTTGGTTCTGGTTATATAGATAGATACATGAGAATATTTAAAAAACCAGAAGCAAGAATGATGATGGGTTCATTTGCTAACATGGAGTCTATACACCAACATGCTTATAGTTTATTGTTAGATACTGTCGGTATGCCTGAGATAGAGTACAAAGCTTTTTCCGAATACGAAGAGATGTCTAACAAACACGAGTACATTAGTAATTTGAAAACAACTAAAAGAGATAAAGAAAGTATTGCAAAAACTTTAGCAGTGTACTCAGCTTTTACTGAAGGACTACAACTGTTCAGTAGCTTTGCAATCTTGTTAAACTTTCCAAGGTTCGGTAGAATGAAAGGTATGGGTCAGATAGTTACCTATTCTATTAGAGATGAGTCAATGCATGTTGAAGCCATGACAAAACTTTTTAGAGAGTTTATTCAAGAGAACATAGAAATATGGACTGACAAGTTTAAAAAAGAATTATACGATATATGTAGACACATGGTAGAACTTGAAGATAAATTCTTAGACTTAGTGTTTGATATGGGAGACATACAAGGATTAACTAAGAAAGATATGTATGCCTATAATAGATATATAGCAGATAGAAGACTGCTACAACTAGGACTCAAAACAAACTTTGACCAGAGGGAGAATCCGTTAGGTTGGTTAGATGAAGTTATGGGAGTTGAACATCAAAACTTTTTTGAGGGTCGTGCTACTTCATACATGAAGGCAGGATTAAGAGGAAGACAAGACCAAATAACTTTCGCATCCATGGAGGAGAATAATGGCGAAGAAGAAAGAAGCTAATATAATAAGTTTTAAAGTAGTGCTTACTGCTAACAACGATATTGTTACGGAGTTAAGTATGCTACCGGTAGAAGAAGTAGATAAGGTATTTAAAACTAGAGACGAGAATGAGATAGTTAAGACTATCCTACAGGCAGGGAAAAAGAAATTTTCCACCTTACATAATTATTTTCAGAGTGAACTAGATTTTATAAAGTAGTTCTTATAGTGCTGTAATTGAAGCATACATTACTGTCATTGTTATCCAGAACAGGATACAGAGGACACAGAAATCCTCGCCATTGCCATTTTTCACTAGCTTTTTTTACCTCCATAAGCATTGGTTAAAATTATTTTGAATCTGTTTGTTTTAGTTTGTCATAACTTCTCATTCCGGCAATTCCTAACATGCCGGTTAGAAGTGGCATCATTACACTAGCATCAGCTTGTGGTATATCTATACCAAAACCTTTTGCGATTGGTGAAATTAAAAAGTTAATAGCTAATCCGGCAACACAAACATACCCTGTTAATGGTCGCCATGAAGATTGAAACCAATTACCTTTAGCTTCAAGTTTATTTATTTCTACCTGTGCTAGATTAGCCTGATGAAATAGTGTTTTTAGTTCGTGGTCAAGTTGGGCTTGTAAGTCTTTATCTTTTACTAGCTTACCAACTAAATTACTCACTGGTTTTATTAATGTTTCAAACATCTTTTGCCTCCAATATTTTTCTAAGTTTTTCTGCTTTCTCCATAGCTGAGTCAGCATGTAAATCTTGGTCTACAACTTTTTCAAGTTTTATAGAATCTATCTTTTGATTGGGAATATACCTCCATGTATATCCATCATCTGAGTATACCCCGAATACAGTCTGGGTAAACCCTATTTTAATTATCATTGCTACTTGTCCATCGAGAATAACTTTGTCTCCTTCTTTAAAAGAGTTGCTAAGTCTAAAGGAAGCACCTTTTACAAAAGACATAGACCAGTCTTTCACAGCTAGACCAGTTAGCAAAGTTATTATAAAGCCGATAGCCTCGACATAGTATTGTTCTAAGTTCATATTATTTTATTTCAGGGTCAAAGTCTATAGTTCTTTCTAGAGCTTTATTAACTTGCTCAATAACATATTCAGCAACGTCTTGTTCTTTTCTCTCTAGTTTTTTTTCTACAGAATTTGTAAAGTATGTATCTAGTAAAGCTTCATAGATGTTTCTAAAGTCTTCTCGTTTTATCCAAGGCTCACTACCTTTGGTTCTAGCTTTACAATCTATTCTATATGCTTCGTCTAAATCTCTTTCTCTGTATAATATTAACATTAGTAGCTCCAAATACGAGGAGTGGCTCGTGAGTTATCCATGTCGATATGAATAAATCTCGAAGCACGGTCTCCTTTTTGTGCAACTCCTATCCTATTAATACCCTCTTCCAGAGCTATTTTAACGAGTGTCATGGCTTGTTCTCCGTTGACAAGTATGTCCATAGCCTTACCAGAAGAATGAGCTCCGGGGGTGCTCTTTTTGGCTTCTATGGGATGCTCTGGAGAACGATAAGCACTGCTTACTTTGAAAGGGAAACCACAACGTTCTCTAATCCTTTCAACTGTCTGCATAAATGCCCAGTCCATATCACATAGACCGGTGTGTTTGCATTTTAGTTCATCTTCTGTAAAGTATTTATATGTCATCTTCTACGTTAGGTTTTATCTGTTCTTGTTGTGCAAAGTAAGCTGCAGCAAATGGTAAAGCAACTCCGTATTTTTTAGATATATTAATTATGTCAGTATCATAAACTACATAATTATAAGTTCCTCTTCCTTGACCTCTACTAACACCATCTAAATATTTAACTCCTTTTACACCATACTTTGTAATGTTTTGTTCAAATTTTAATTTATATAAATCAATAAATGAATTTGATAAAGTAGGAAAATCTTGTGTAATTCCAGAATTATAATAATCTATTAACTCTTCTACATCAGTAAATTCGTTTTCATAGTCTCGAATAATCTCTTTTAATTGTCTGAGCTCACTTCTTGCTTCTGCAGACTTTGGTAAAAGATTGTTGTCTAATTTATTCATTAAATCATAAAATAATTTACCTATACTTTCTTGAACTTCCTCAGACTGCTGACTAATTTTCTTATCCCAATCTATTAGGTTTTCATCTTTTGCTTTAATATATACTTCTAAAATTTTTGCAACTTTATTTTCTTTAGTTTCTTTAACAAGTTTAGGTGTAATTTCTTCTAGTTCTTTTAACATCCTAATGTAATCACGTCTAGTAAGGAAGAATCGACCCTGCCCTAATGTTTGTGCTGCATTATATATCTCTTTAAAATCAATAGTATCTACATTTTCGTTCTTAAGTGAAGCTACATACTCTTTTAATCTAGTGTTAGCACCTAAATTTTCAAATGGTACAATACCTAACTTAGAAAATAATTGACGATTTTCATAAACTTGTAGTTGTTGCTCTACGACAAGTCTAGTTATCACTGGGTCATTACTGTATTCTTGTAACATAAAAAATGTATCTGGGCTGGTATCAAATATTAATTTACCATAACCACTAGCTCTACCTGCATCAGTTACTGTGTTAGGAATTAAAGTCCTAGTACCAGCCATACTTAATGAGGAAGAAAGGTCATATCTCAACCCATTTGCTCTCATCGAAAATATATCTGGATTAATTATTGAGGATATTAGTCTCTGAAATTTTAAAGTATCATCGCTTATAAGTTCTGTTTTTTCATATTTTGTAAAGGTTTTAGGATTTGATATTAAAATGTCTAAAAGTTTATCTTGCTGTGTTTTATTAAGTTTAAAATCTTTTCCTAGTTGCTTGGATTTTTGTGAAGCTATTCTTGTAATTACTTCTTGCGTCTTACCTAAAACTTTAAAATTATAATCTTCATCTAGTATATCGTACTTCTGAAGTTTTTTAATAGCTTCTAAAGCATCGTCAACCATTTTTGAAAGTGGATTTATTTCTGTAAAATATTTTTTTTGTTGAGCAGATAGTTCAACCTGTGGTTTTGCTACAAAAGTATCTAAAACATCATCCCCATATTTATAAACAACTGTTTTAGTACTAGCTAATTCTTTATCAAAATATTGTTTGTAAAATGAAATTACTTCATCAGCCTCTGCAAAATAAATACCATCACTATAAACTTGTGCACCTTCTCCAGTTCCCATGTAGTTTAAATCAAATTTATCAAAGTCTGCTTTAGTAGCGTGTTTAGCAAAAATACCTTTTTCAATTTGTACACCAGCTTTACCTAGCCCTTTAAGAGTTGTCACTTCATAACCTTCTCCTAATATACCACTGACATATTCTTTTAGTTCTTGATTGGTAAAACCTTTTTGATAAGTACCACTACTTGTAATTATAGCACCATCTTCTAATTTAGACAAGACACCTTTCGTAATATTATTTTGATTACCAAAAATATCAGAACCCCTAGTAGTAATTATAGCCTTACCGTTGTTCTTTAAAAGTCTACCAATTTCTAAAACTATATCTTTTCTAGTATCCGGTGGAACTACATTAAGAACGTTTAAACTTACTATGTTATCGTATGAAAAATTATCTAGTACAGTAGTATCTTCAACGGTTGGGGTAAATCCTTTTTTAGGAAACGGCTCATAGCTATCGGCATTTAAAATTTTAGCTCCTTGTCCTAATCCTGCACCATAGTCTAAAGTATTACCTTCTTTTAATAGAGGCACTACTTTTTTATAAGTTCCAGAGGTTATACCTACTTGAGTTTTTTGAGCATCAGCAGGGTCTACATTAGTTTTAACTTTAGTTTCCTTAAACCATGTTGGAACTTTTACGGTGTTTGTTTGTTTAGTTGTCTGCTCTTGTACTTTTGGAGGAACAAAGTCATCTATAGCTTTAACAGGGAAGTCTCCTAAAACATAAAGCTCTGCATCAGGACTATTAACAAAACCTTTTCTTAAAGTTTGATTATCAATTATTAAATCAAAACCTTCTTTTCTTAAAAAATCACCGGCTGTCCTAGCTATCCTTGCAAAATCTCCAGAGTCAACTTTTAAACTACCTTCAGCCCTACCTAATAAAACTCCTAAAGCATCAAACAAATCATCGTCTGCTACATTAGATACATAGTCCATATCATTAAATTTATTTTCTAGTTCTTGTAATTTAGTTCTAATTTTAAATCTCATATTAGAAGTAGGGGCATCTAAAACGTATGGCTTTTTAGCAGAGCTAATATCTATTTCATGCAGTCCATATTCTGATTTAGGAATAAGTAAAGATTTACCATCACTTGCCTCTACTTTTGGAAATGCATCTGGAGAAGCATAAGTTTGAGCATGATACGGGTCACTCGCAGCGAATACAGATTTAGTTCCTTCCGGGCTATTTACTATTCTACTTGTACCACCACGGTAAACTTTATCCGGTAGTTCGTTTAATATCTTTTCTGCAGGAATTACCTTGCCTTTACCTATGGCTTTAGAAATGTTAACAAAAAGTCCTCCATAAAACTTTTTACGTTTTTGTAAGTTCTTTAACAAACCACCGTATGTTTTAGGAACTCTATCTCCTTGTCTAGATTTTAAAGTAGCTAAGACACCTTGCGAAGTTTCACTGTATGGTTCTCCTGTATATGGATTAATTCTATCTGCAGGATTTTCTTCAGTGTAAGGCACATCTTCAGTTCCTGTTATTAATCCTCCAGTAGATTTAGAAACTCTTTCTCTAGCTTCTTCTTTTACATCGTAGTCTAATAATGGCATAGCTCTATAACTACTATGTAAGTCATCTATTAAAGGATTTATTTTTGACAGATTTAAATTTTTATTTTCTCTAATTAAGTCTCTAAAGTTATTTGTATAATAATCTAGAGGTCTAAAACCTGCAGAACTAATAACATTTTCATCTACATCTACTCCTAAATTTATTCTTAATGGTGTAGGCACATTTTTATCTTTCATTATTAGTCTAAAATTTAACCCTAAACGTTTTGATGCTTGAATTAATCTATAATAATCAGTCATTGCTTCATTATACTTAGTATGAACATTCTTAATATTGTTTAATAATTGTTCATTACTCCCTGCTTTTTCTGCAAATCTTCTAAGCTCATTTTGCAAATAGTTTTTTCTACGTAAAAACTGAGTTGTCTTATAGTCAAAAACAGCTTCTAAATATTCATCTTCCATATTGGTTACACCTAGACCTGTTACCATTCTTAACAATTCTAAGCCTTCAAAAATTTCTTGTTTAAAGCCAGTTTCCTCTTCTCCTAAAGTATCTATATATCTTTTTGTTTGAACAAGTGTTCCGGGAGACATTGTTTCTGCTAATTTTTCTATTAATATCATTAAGTTGTCTTTACTAAATACACCTTCATCCGGGTCATATTGCTGTCCGGGATTAAGATATTTACTTCTTAAAAGCCTACCATCATTATCTCTACCCCCTTGTATAAAATAATCTGTCACTACATCACCAAGCATTGTTTCTCCAAAAAAAGGAATTAATGTATCTTCAAGACTTCTTAAAATAAGTCCATCAACATCTCCTTCAGGTAATTCTGTTTCATCTATTATTTTAGGTATTACATTTATTAATTTTTTAGGGTAATCATAAAAATCATAGCGACTCGTATTAAACATTAACAGCTTACCATTTTCAGGATGTCTAGTGAACATTAAATTATCATTCTGCATAAAAGGAGCTGTGAATAATTTTAAATCTCTTTCTTGTTGTTCATCTATACCTGTAACATATCTATTAAAAGCATGATAGCCCATTAATCCAGCACCTGCGTAAGCACTATATTTTGTACCTTTTAAAGCTGCTTTACCTGCTACCTTAAAAGCTTCTCCAGCAAATCCAAATGTTGTTTGAAATGCTGCTCTTTTTATTCCTCTATTACGAAGTATGCTACCAGCTTCCGTTAATCCCTCTTTTATTAATTTATTTCCTAAAGTAATTTCATCCCAAGCAACTTTAGGACTTGTAAAAGCTATACGAGTAGACTCTGCTAAAAATGAAAAGAAATTACCCAAAGGAATTCTTCTTAAACTTAAAAAGTTAGGAGGAATAATATCATAATTTGGTAAAGTTTTCCTTACTTTACTAGCTGCCTCTACTTTTATATCTGCATCGTTTTTAAATTTAAAATATCCATCGTAATCTTTCGGTAAAGCTTTATTAAATTTTTGTAATTGCCTTAACTCATATTCATACATCAGTATTTTAAAGAAATCATCTTCAGCAACATAGACATCTGTTATACCTCTATCAAACTTAGCAGCTTTATTTTTTATATTTTGTAAATATTTTCTTCTATATTTTTTTTTACTTAGAACATCAAAAGGTCCTTTAATATCTGCGTAGTCATCCATTAGTCCTCTAATTTCTCTAGCTACTACACCTTTATTTAAAATACCAAGACCTGCTAATTCTTCAACATATTCTTGCTGCTTTTTATCTGTTTTTTTACGGAAATTATCTACAATCGTTCTCCAAGACTTTCTAAAGTCTTTTAAACTTCCACTACCATACACTCCTTGTGCTAAAGTAGCATGAGCACCCCCTCCAACATTTTGAAAGTGAGTTCCTATATTAAAAACTGTTTTCATTTTTTGAGACCATCCTTTCCAATACATTCCAATTTTATACATACCCTGTGCAAGTTGTCCAGATACATTATTTGCCTGTTCTTCAAAACCAGCAGGTTTATTAATTTTTGCTCTTTCATTAAAAAATCTTACTAAGTTAGGACTTGTATATTTACCAGACAAAGCACCAAAAGGTTCTATAATAGTTGCATCCTCTCTAGCTTTTTTACTTTTAAACTTTTTCTTACCTGAAGGTATTTTTATATCAAAACCTCTATCAGGTTTTTTATCGAAAAAATAAATTCCTTTTCCATTTTTATATAACTCTTCATAAAAATCTAAGTCTGTTACAAACCTAGTAATTCTATTCATAGAAACAGTTAAACGTTCAAGAGGGTTAGATACTTCTCCATAAAAATCTCTAATGACTTTAGGTACTTTTCGTTTTTTTTCTAAAATGTTTTTATTAAGACCTGCTAATTTACCTTCTTCTATTATTAAATCTTTATATGCTCCTTTTTTCTTCGCAAGTTTGTCCATTGCACCATTAACTTTCTTTTCAATTTTAGCTGGACTAGCATTAGGATTAGCAGCAATAATTTTAGTTCTAAGATAATCTTTAGCTGCATTAAAGTGTGCAATAGAAGGTTTATAATTCGGGTCTTCAAATGCTTGATAACTTCTTTTTGCATAGAACCCTAACTGGTCTGTTAGTTTCTTTTTATCAACTTTACTTATATATGGAGAGTCAATTAAAAGCTTACTTAAATCATCTTGTAATTTTCTAGCTTCTAAAATAAATGGTCTAGCCTCTTCAGGAAATTGATTAAGCTTTTTTAAAAATTCTCCTCGCTGTGTTATTGGAGCTTTAGTTCCTTTACTTGTTATAATGCCGGGAACTCTGTAGTCACTAAATAATAGTAAACTAAGGTCATCAAAAACTTCATCTTGATTTAATTTAGTATTTTTAAAAATATTTTGTAAAGCTGAGTCTAAGTTAGACATTGTATTTTCTATAGTTTTACTAAACTTAGCTTGAATATTTTGATGTGTTAATTTACTTTCATACATTTTTTTAGTCATACTTCCTCTTGATGTAAAAGTATTAGCTAAAAAATTTGCAAATCCTCTAACTTCATCGGTAAAAGAAAACTTTTGAAAACCAAGAAATGTTTCTGATAAACCTTCTAAATCTCCTAAATCATCTTTTTGTCCTCCTCTACCCTCTTCAGCTCTTTTATTAGCTGACTGTAATTTTCTTGTTTCAAAGGATTCTGCCTTGGCAAGTTTTAAATCGTTGTAGTCTTGAGAATAACTTTTTACTTTCTTAACAAATTCTTCAGCAGCTTCAGGACCTTTTTCTTTAACAGACTTTAAAAAATTAATTAAAGTTTTACCGCCTAAATATGTAGCACCTGCTAAACCAACTCCTCCTACCATTGCTCCAGAAACAGCTAACCCCTCACCAAATAGTGCTAATCTATTTTCTAATGCAGTTTTTTCTTTATCTGTTTTAAGAGGGTCTAGCATGTAATCTTCAAAACCACCCCAAAAACCTTCATTATCGTCAGCAATAAAACCCCCTAGAAAGTCAGCAAGTCTTTCTTCATAAGGATTTAAAACAATTTGTGCTGCTGCTTCTGCTTGTAAAGTTGTTGCTGCAAATGTTTTTAATTCTTTTTTACCAAACGTAACAGTATCAGCTAGTTTTTTACCTTTTTCTACAACAGCAGCAGGAGCTAAAAAAGCTCCAATTTTTGGAACTTTTCCTAACCCATACATAGCAGCAGTAAACTCTCCAATACCTCTAACTAATTTACTACCAACTCCTTCAGGGTCTTTAACTCTTGCAACAATTCTACCTGCTTCATTTTCTACTATTTCAATATCCTCTGGATTTTTAAACGATGTAAAGGTATAGAATTTTTTTAAAGCTTCAGCAGTATCAATTTGTTCTTCTCTTGTTGGTTCATCAATAAAATCACGATATACTTCCATAGTTCCCCCAATTAACTCTGGTATAATAGCACCAACACTTCTATTATATTCTTGACTTTTCTCACGTAAGTCTATCATTTTTTTAGAAAAATCATAAGGATTATCACTAGGCTCTTCAAATCCTTTAAATTTTTTCGATGGAGATACTTTGTCAAAATTTTCAGATGGAGATATTGCACCTCTGTCCTCTTGCATACTTTGACCAAGATTGGAAAGAAAATTTAAAACTGGAAAATCTTTTGATTCTAATTCAGGTTTTTTATTGTTGTCTGACATTATAAAAGTCTATTCAATTATTGGAATCTGAGTGCCTACCTTATGTAACTCTAAAGCTCTTTTTATATTATATTGAAGAAATTCTATATCAGTCAGATATTTAGGTATATAATTTGAGTTCTTCTTTAATGCATCTTTTTCATCATTTATTAGTTCCTGTATAGTTGTATCATTCTCAGAATCCATATAATCCCTAATAACATCTACTATTAACGCACTTTGAGTTTTATCAATACCTAAATTATTATATTGTGCTTGAGCAATCCTTCTTATTCCTTTGTCAATACTTTCATTATTTATAATAGCAAGAAGGTTTTTAGCATCTTTTACAACTTTAGCTTCTGTACTAAATACATTTAAGTTTACATAGTCATTTTGTGATTCTTTATATATTGCATAATCATCAGTTCCTCTTGGAGGAAGACTTGTTACCTTATTATCAGATAAATATTTTTCTTTATGAAATTCTTTAGCTTCTTCTATTTTTTTTCTCAATGGCGATTGATTGTTAGGATTTAATATTCTAGTACTAACAGTTAAACTTATCAGCTCATCATCTGTAAACACTTGATTTTCAGGCTTAGAATTAATTCTTCTTGTTACAATTTCAAGCTCACCATAAGATAACATATCTCCATAAGCATCTGTAACTTGTTTTACAGCTTGTTTTTTATCAAATTTTGGTTGAGCAGCCAAGTAATCTGCAGCAGCTAAACTTCCAAACTTTTCATTTTGTTCTTGAGTATCTATTACTCTATTACCCTCTTCAACAGCTAATTGTAAATCAGCTTTTCTATCGTCAAACCAAGAAGGAAATACTTTATTGGCAGCAGATTTTAATAAACTTGATTGAGTTGGGTCATCTTTAAATTGTCTTTTTTCAGCTTTGTAAGTATCGTAATAAACTTTATCATACTCTTGAAAAGTTCTTGAAGTTATTAAAGGATTTTTACCCATTTGTTCTAAATCTCTTTCAGCTTCTTTTAATTTACTTTGCCACAAGGTATCTACTAAAGCACCAGTTTCACCTTTATAGAAACCTTTATTACCATAATTTACTGCTGATTGAGAAATAGCTTCGTCATTATTGTAAAGAAATTTAGCATAGTCTTGTATACCTTGACTTGGGTTTGCTTTATATTTATCATAAAAATTTCTGTTTTCATTTTCTTTATTATAAATAGTTCTTCTAGAGTCTTGTTCAGTTTGAAAAGTTTCATCTAAGTTGGTAAGATTATCTAATAATCTCTGTTGTAGTTTTCTTTGTTTACCTTTAAAAACACCATATAGACCTGTATAAAAATATGCTTTGGCTTTGTCGCTTTTTCCACCCTTGTTTTTTGCCAATAAACTAAATATCTCAAAGTCTTTTTGCATACCTAAATCAACTATCGCACCACTAAAGAATTTTTTTCTTGAATCTTCTGACATTTTACACTACCTCTTCTTGTTTAGTTAGTAAGCTTCTCATTTCTGGACCTTTATCTTTTATTTTATCTAGTAAATTTTTTCCTACCACTTCTTCTGCTCTAGCAACTGCTATATCTTTATTATCATCAGTAATTTGTTTTTTACTTCTAATGTCTTCAGCAGCTTTTCTAAACTGTGCTACTCGTTCATTTACTTCAACTTCATCAGATTCACCAATATCATTAGGTTCAATATTATATTCTATACCAGCTTCAGAACCTATTGACATTACGGTATACATGATAGGCTCTGCTAATAATAACATAGTGTCAGGATTTATTTCGCCATTAACAAACTTTGTATACAAGATTGTATTAGTAATATCAGTTACTGCAACTCCATCTGCTAAAGATTTTATAATACCTTTCATTGCTTCAGGGTTTAAAATATCTGCAGTGATAGAAGTTAGAGCATCTCTAGGGTTAGCAAACTTTGCAGGTTTTTCCCAAGGATAAGGATTTTCAGGGTCATTAACTAATGATTGTCCGGGAATTGCTACACCTTTTACAGTATCATTTGCTAATTGATTTAAAGCTGGTTCAGATGTTTTACCGTCAGCTATTAGTTTAGTAGGTTCTTTATCTATCGCATCTACTAATTCTGATATATCAATATCTGCTTCAGCAACATCTGATACACTTTGTATCATCGCATCTGATAAATTTCTTTTAATAAATTTTCTATTTAAAGGATTAATTTTTTGTTCTGCCATTATCCCACCTGTATTGGTAATATTTGTTGTCTAAATAATTCTCCACCGGCTGCATTTATATCTCCTGAACCATAAGTTAAATTTTGATAAGCAGCGAGTGGGTTTATATCTGCTGCCATTAAAGCAGCTTGGAAAGGTTGACTAGCTATTCCTTGACCAGTGCCGTATAGAGGCTCTGATGCTCTTCCGGGTTGTAAAGGTGCATCTCCTTGAAGTGCACCCATTGCTGCTGTACCTGCAACACTCATACCAAAATCCATTACACCATCAACTACTTTTTCAGCACTGAAAGAGTCTTTAATATTTTGAGCAAGTTTTTCTCCATAAGACATAGGTTTAGTTATTGCTACATTTCTAAGACCTACATCAGGATTTGAAAAATCTACAGATAACTGGTCTCTAAGCATAGATGTATCAGGTTTAAAACCCGGAGAAACATTTGCTAAGTTTTGTTGGAAACCTGCAGTCGGGTCGCCTAATGAAAGTGGGTCAGGCATTCCAAATCCTTCTGGTCTAAATGAAGCAAGAGTAGAATCTAAACTGCCTTGACTAACTCCAGTAGCTAAATCAAACTTAGGTTGAAGATTACTTATATCTGATGTAAAGTCAGTAATACCAGAAGTATTTATATTTAATTCAGGTAAAGTATAAGTATTTAAACTTGATACAGGTTTGAATCCATCAGCAGTCTTAGCAAAAGTAGCACCTATTTCATCCATAAATATAGTGTCTGGTTTTAAAGGATTTACGTCTGTTAAAGTTCCTCTAGGAGTTGCAGATAATCCTGAATCTGCGATAGCTGCAGAAACATCTGTTGGTGCAGTTACGTCTGTACTTATTTGACCTGTTCCTGTTATTTCTCTCATTTCTTGGTAGTCAGTTAAATTTTCAGCAAAATTATCACCGTAAGCTGAAGCATCTAAAGTGCCGTCTGCTCCCATAGCATCTAATTTACCTTGAGTCAAATCAAGACTTTCTCCTCCAGCTTTTGCAGCTTGAGCTTGTTTAATTTTTGAACCAATTCCAGCAAAGGCAGCTCCAGTTGCAGCACCGAATGCTCCAGCTTTTAAAGCATCTTTAAAGCTACCACCAGCTAGAACAACTCCACCTGCTCCCATTACTGCACCACTAATCGCACCAGTAGCCACGGCAGCAGCAGTTACTCCTAATCCTCCTAAAGCAGGTAACGCAGCAATAGCTCCGGGTAACATAACGGCTGCTGTTATCATTAAACCTAGCCGTACATATTTGTTTCTAGTTAGTTCTTTAACTCCTTTAAAAGTTTTCTTTTGAATTTTTTTAACTAAATTAACAGCCTTTTTAACTCCTTTAGCAACAGTGCTAATTTGTTTCTTAACACCACCATATACTTTTTTTCCAACTTTTTTTATATCGTCAAGTATTCCCATTATATTCTCCTATGATACATCGTCTGATAATGCTAGTATTAAACTTTCTAAACCTGCAGTATCTTTATAACTAGCAGGGTCGGCAGCTAGTGCTGTGTTTAGTAAAGCACTTATTCTTGCTTTTTGATTGTCTGCATATCTAAAATCAAAGTCAGCTTGGTCTCTAAGCTCTTGCCAAATAAAAGCTTGTGCTTGAGTACTTAGATTAAAAGCATTCTGAGCATTCTGTAAATTAACTGCATTTTGTGCTGCAGTGTTTGCAGTATTAGCTTGTCTTCGCCACTGAATGTTACTAGCTTCAACAGTAGCAGCATTCTGTGCATTCCATTGATTTCTAGCAAAATCTTGATTAGCATTAAACTGGTCAATCTGTGTAGCTAGTTGTGAGTTTAATCTATTTACTTCTGCAGTTCTACCAGCATCTCTAGCTGCAGCAGCGTTAGCTTGAGTAGCATTAAATTCAGAAATAGCATTTGTTTGAGCTGCATTAAACTGATTCATTTGTGCAGATAAGTTAGCCATAAATTGCTCTGTTTGATTTGTACTGGTAGCATTAAACTGTGCAGCAGCATTTTGTGAAGCTTGATTAGTTAGCATTCTTTGCTGGTCTTGTTGAGCTCTTAATATATTTACTTGTTGCTCTGCATTTAAATTGGCTAAGTCTACTGATAAAAAAGATTTTGCATTTTGTATAGCTAACTTTGTATTTGCATCAGCCTCTACAATATTTGCTTGAGACATTAATACAGCGTTTTGAATAACGCCTTGCTGTTCTGCTGTAGCATTTTGTAATGAAACAGTTTGTAAAAATTTACTATTAGCTAAAGAAGTTTGTTGGTCAGCAGTAAATTGTGCTAAGTCTAATCTAAAAACATTGTTAGCATTTTGCAATGCTGTTTGTTGTTGAAACTGAGCATTAGCTAAAGCTTCTTGACTTATTAAAGTTTTTTCTTGTGCTACTGACTGTTGTATAGCTTGAGCATTAGCTTGAGCAATCGGAACTGAAGATTGTATTATAGTATTTATTAAATTATCTCTACCCACTGTAGAAGCTGACATACCTCTTTGAGCTAACATTTGCTCTACAGCAGCTACTGCAGGTTGTGCCCATGTAGGTATTTCACCATTTTCAATTCCTTTTAATAAAGTATCTAATTGATTACTAACTAAGGCTTCTTGTGGTAAACCTTCGATTACACCTCTCTGTGCTTCAGTAAAATCAGTTAGCCTATCTTCCAGTGCTTCAGGATTATCTCCTAACGCAGTAATTGTTGCTTCATCTAATCCAGCAGTTCTTAATTGTTTTTTAGCTCTAGTAACTCTTGCTAATGTTGTACCACTTGCTTGAGCTGCAGTAGCGATAGACTGTGGACTTATTTGACCTACTACTCTTTGAGCAACTGCTCCTTCTTCTACTTTTACTTCAGCAGGGTCAATAGGTTGTATTCTATCTACCCCTGCAATTTTAGCAAGTTCTTCATCAGCTAGTGTTGTTTGTGCAGCAGTAACGGCAGGAGCTTGAGTTATCTGTGCAGGTTGAATAGTACTAACTGGAGCAACTGTAGGAGTAGTTACAGTTTGTGGAGGTTGTATAGTTGTAACTTGTTCTGCAGGAGTTGTAGCAACTTGAGTTTGACCTACAGTAGTAGCTGTAGGCATTGTAGTAGTCTGCTGTGGCATATCAGCATTTACTTGCTGCACTTCAGGTATTTGACCACCAACAGGAACTTGACCTGCTTTAGCCTGTTCTAGTTCAGCTCTAGTAGCTGCTTTTTGTTCTTCTGTCAATACCATTTGTTGTCCTCGTGCTTGTATTTGTTCTGGATTTATATTTAAATTTAAATTAAGAGGGTCTGAACTATAGGCTTGAGCCATTTGTTGACTAAAGGAAGTTCCATACCCGCCATCGTTAAATTTTTCTCTTGGACCGTCTTTAGAAACTTGACCACCTTTGCGATAGTCTTGACGTTCAGAACTAGTACCTGCTCTTTTGTACTTTTTCTTCATATACTATTTTACCTTAATTCAAACAGTTTGTCAAGCTTTTCATCTAATTTATCTAGCCTATCTACTAAGTCTTTCATAACTGCTCTAGACTCACTTTTAGTAACATAGTCTCTAGCTATTTCTTCTCTAGTTTTATTTAACAAAATATCAACACGTTTATTTTCTTGAGAGTTTTGTCGAATGTTGTAGAGTATTGGAGCTAGGACTAATGTTATAAAAGCATTCCAAATCAGATACGAAGATAGTTCCATATTAGCCTACCTGTTTAGTTTGAACTGTTGGTGTAACTAACTCAGCTATATTTGCATCAAGACCAGCTTTTATTTCTGTAATCTTATCTGCACCCATAGCAGCTTCAACCCAACCTTGTACATCACTTGCAGTTAAATCTGCAAAAGCTGTAAAGCTTGATAAGTCTGAAGTGTCTAAACCTATTGAGCCATATACTGTAGAAGCAGCAGCGACATCATTATCACTCATATCTTTAACAGTATTAGTATCATCAGTTCCAGTAAGTCTCCAGTGGACATTAAAAACAGTATCAGCGTTGCTGTCTATTTCTTTAACATCTACAGTGCTTACATTCCATGTGTAGTTAATTGCCATTTTATTCACCTCCTTTCAGTGTGTTAATTTTAGATTGTAAGGCTTCAATCTGTTCTTGTTGTTCTTTAATTGCTTCAACTAATAAACCAACAGTATTGCCATAATTTATGTGTTTATATTTTTCGCCATTATCATCACCAATTAAAGTATCTTCTCCTACTGCTTCAGGTAATATTTCTATTAATTTATCAGCAGAAAGTCCTGTATTCACTGTACCATCTTTTTTATATTTCCATGTAAGACCTTCAAGCTGCCTAACTTTATATAAAGCATTTGTAATTGGTTTAACATTTTCTTTTAATCTCATGTCTGATAAAGATTGATTACTTAAAAAAGAACCTACACATTTTGCATTACCACCATTAGCAAATTCAACACTAATTGTACCTTGTGGATAAAATTCTAAACTTGAACCTGCTTTACCTATAAAACCTGTACCACCTGAAGTAGTTAAATCTATATATAAAGTATCACCACCCCCTGCTGTTTGAAATTTAAAATTAGTACCAGCACCTGATGCTTTTGCATGGAATATATATTCAGGTGCGGTTGTGCCAATACCAACCTTACCATCAGATTTTATTCTCATTCTTTCTGCTGCAGTACCACCAGAAGCTTGAGTAATAAAAGCTAAATCAATATCATCTGTGCCATCTTTTTTAGCTGTGATAGATATAACATCACTACTTTGACTAAATTTTAAATTTGCTATTGAAGCAGCTCCTATTTGAAAACTTCCATCAGCATTAAACTGCGAAGTAGAACTTCCATTATTAGTAAAAAGTTGTAAAAATCCTGATGATGAAGAGTTTCCTACATAAGCATTTTCTCCAGCCATTTCTAAATGTAAATCTGCATTAGAGTTTTTTACATTCAGCACAGGACTTGATGAAGCAAAAACTGTTAAATTTCTATTTGGACTTGAAGTACCAATTCCAACTTTTCCATCAGAAGCAATTTTCATTCTTTCTGAGCCGTTAGCAAAAAATTCTATTCCTGCACCAGAGATAGCTGTAGCAATAGCCAAGTTAGTAGTATTATTTATAAAAAATGAACCATAAGATGTACCTGAACCTGCTAAAACTAATGAATGACCTGAATCATGGTCTAATATAATATTTTGTGCAGCATCAACAGTTAAGCTTCCACTTGATAAATCTATTTCTGTACCATCAATAGTAATATTATCAATTTCTACACCTGCATCAGATACAATTTTTGGAGTAACTGTTAAACTTGTAGAATCTAATACCATTCGTTCAGTACCACCAGTATCAAATCTAATTTTATCTTCATCAGAACTTTCTTCTACTTGAATTTTAGTATCAGCATCAGCATCTTGTACAGTAGTAGCAGTACTGATACTTGTAGTAGTTAAAGTAATACATTCTACTTTTACACCAGTTGGCGGTGCTGTTGAAAATGTTAAAGTTGAGCCTGAAACTGAGTAAGTATCTTTATGCTGTAGTACACCATCTAAAGTTACAAAAGTAGCATTTTCATTTGTTGGAGCTACACTTAAAGATAGTGTAGTATCAGAACCATCTCCTGTCATCGTATTTATTACAGGAGCAGTTCCTCCTCCACCACCAGCTATAGCACCCCATTCATCTGTATAACCTTCAAAGCCACCGGTAGTTGAATTATATCTAAAGTAACCTGCAGCAGGACTTCCCGGTCTTTGAGCTGTAGTACCTACTGGTACATGTATTGAATCTGTATTAGCACCTAAGTCTAATGATACATCTGGTGAAGTTTGATTAATACCTATTCTATTTTCACTTACATCTACAAATAAAACACCACTATCTACATTAACATCTCCTGAGAACGTAGCTGTTGTAAAAGTTGTAGGAGTAATATTAGCACTACCATCAAAGCTTACTCCACCAATAGTTCTAGCAGTTGTTAAAGTAGCTGCAGAACCTGTAGTATTTTGGTTAAGAGTTCCTACTGTTAAGTCTATAGTGCCGTCTGAGTCTTCATAAGCTACAGTAATACCGGATTCAGTATTAGAACTGAACATAGCTCCTACTGTATCTTGTACAACTTCTGTTAAGTCTATGTTTGCAGTACCATCAAAAGATACTCCATGAATAGTTCTAGCAGTTTCCAAAGCTGTCGCAGTTGCTGCGTTACCTGTAGTATCTGCTGAACCACTGAATGCAAAATCTAATGTACCGTCTGAGTCTTGATAAGTTACTGTAATATTTGTTTCAGTATTACTAGATACCATAGCACCTACAGTATCTTGAATAACTTCAGAAAGGTCTATATTAGCTGTACCATCAAACGAAACACCGTGTATTGTTCTTGCAGTTGCTAAAGCTGTGGCTGTATCTGCTAATCCTACAGAAATATTAGCTGTACCATCAAAGCTTGTACCACCAATAGTTCTTGCAGTTGCTAAAGCTGTTGCAGTAGCTGCTAAACCTGTAGTGTCTTGATTAAGTGTACCAATTACAAAGTCTAATGTATTATCAGAGTCATCATAAGTAACTGTAATACCAGTTTCAGTATTACTTGTTACCATTGCTCCAACAGTATCACTAATTGTTTCTGCTAAAGTAACTCCACCAATAGTAATTGCATCGGCTTCCAATGTTCCGTCTATGTCTGCATCACCTGATATGTCAAGTGTAGCTGCATCAAGCTCACCACTAATAGTAATATTTCTACCACCAGTTATGTCTTTGTTTGCATCTGTTATAATAGCTTTACTTGCTATTACTGTTCCATTGGTAATTCCATCTATAAGATTAATGTCTGCAGCACTTGCTGTAACACCATCTAAAATATTTAACTCTGCAACTGTTGAAGTAATACCATCAAGAGCATTTATTTCTGCTGCAGTAGCTGTAACACCATCAAGGATATTAAGTTCTGCTGCAGTGCTTGTTACACCATCTAAGATATTTAACTCTGCTGCAGTTGAGGTAACTCCATCAAGTATGTTTAGTTCTGCTGTCGTTGAAGTAACTCCATCTAAAAGATTAAGTTCTGCAGCAGTACTTGTTACACCATCAAGGATATTAAGTTCAGCAGCAGTTGAAGTTACTGTAGTGCCATTAAGAGCAAGAGTATCGATTTCAGCAGTACCATCAATAAATATGTTTCGCCATTGTTGTGAAGAACTACCTAAGTCATAAGTGTCATCATCATCAGGAATAATGTTTGAGTCTACATCAGCACCAAATACTACATTATCAGTAGCAGCATCACCCATGGTAATTGTGCCACCATTAAAAGTTGTAGTACCTGTGACTGTTAAATTACCGCCTACTGCAACATTACCTGTAGTTGTAATTGAATCTATATAAGCATCTTTAAAATATAATGAACTTGTTCCTAAATCAACATCACTATCAGTAACTGGAAGTAAAGCACCGTCTTGTAATCTTATTTGCTCAACTGCAGAAGAAGAAACCTCTACATAAAATCCCCATCTATTATTTGTACTATCTACAACTATTTTGTTTAGAAAATCTAAATCACCAATAGTATGAATATTACCACCTTGTCCAGCAGTACCATCGTGTCTGTGTCCAGTAGAACTTGCACTACTTGAAGAGTAAGCGAAAGCATTTACTAACTGATTATATTCATCATTAAACAAAGCTGCAGTTATAGTATCGCCATCTGCAAATGTACTTTGTCTTGTGTATGTTTGTGCCATAATTATCTCCTGCCCGAAGGTATAAAGTCTACATAAAGTCCGTTAACTGTGTAGCTTGGTTTAGTATCGTTACTAATAACTGTAAAATTATTACTTGTACCACTGCCTTGCAAAGGTACTCTTATCATTGGATTGTTTTGTCCAGCAAATTTATTTGTATTAAATACTGCACCACCAAATAATGAAGGTGGATTTACAACTCCTAAGTCAAATAAATCTGTTGGTTGTGGTACATCTGTACTGTTGTAATCAAATTTAACTTGTACATCAGGTTCTACAATACCTTCTGTTGCCATAGAAACTCTAAGATAATGTAAAGTTTTTAAAGTTCCTAAATCACCATAATCATAATCTGGTGTAGTATATCTTGCTAAAATAGCAGTACCATTAAAGTCATCACCAGTATCGTGTTGATAAATATTACCATTAGTATCACCGTGATAATATTTTTCAATACCAGTATTGTCAAAACCAGAACCAATAGCAGTAACTTCTAATCCTCTAGTTTCTGACCACTCAAAACCATTAGGTCTTAATGTACCAATAATTCCTCTCTGCGTACTATCAGCAGCTCCAGTGTTTGTATAAAATAATCTATATTGTGATTTTTCTCTCAGCACTACACTGGTTATTGTGTAAAGATTTATACTTTCAGCTAAGTCACTTACAATATTTTGTATGCTACTACTAACAGTTCCCAACTCCACATCTCCAATTCTTGCTGTACCAGCTACTGTTCTTAATCCATCTGGTGCTAAAAATATTAAGTCACCGGCAATCTCTTGAATACTATGACCACTTAAACAACCTACATTTTTAGTAACTGGTATTACAGCAACTGTACTAGAATTATTTATATTCTGTAGTTTAAATATTGAATTTTCACAAAATATAAATAATTCGTTACGGAAACTTTTAATACCTTTTATTTGGTCTTCCAATGCAATAGAACCAGAACCAGAACCTGAAAAAGATAATGGGTCTAAAGTTGAACTATAAAATATAGTATTTAAATTATCTTCAACTCCAGCAGCTATTAAGTGTTTGTCATGTACTGTTACATACTCAACTGACTTTGTACCTGTTACAGTTATTTCACCAGCAAAAAAAGTTCTAGTATTTATATTAGCACCTGTACCTTCCATTCTAAAAAAGAAAGGTTCGTTAGCTCCATCAGAAATAATTAATGTACCGTAATCTGATGTTGCACTTTCAAACAAAGCAAACTGGCATTGTCCTTGTCCAGTTCTAGCAGCAACACTACGACCTGTAAAAGCTGTATGGTCATCGCCACTACCAGATACACTAGCTCTATTTATTTCTAACCAACTTGTACCAGTCTGACTAAAATAAATACTTGTACCTGCACAAACAACTACACCATCGGCATAAGGTATTGCACCTAAGATAGTTGTTGAACTACCTGTAGGTTGTACGGCACTACCACCACCAAACTTTGTAAAGCCATTGATACGTCTATAACCACCCTTGGTAGAAACTTCAAAGTTTTTTAACTCAGTTGCTACACCGGGAGTTTTAAGCAAGTCAATAGCATTTGATGAAGTAACTAGACCTCCAGCACATGCTACTGTATAAGGTTGACTTCTACTCATTTATTTTACTTTCTAGTTCCTCTACTTTTGCTGATAGTTCTTGGATTGCTTTAACTGCCATCCACATAATTTGTTGCTCTTTAACTCCTAACCTTGCTTCATCTCCTTCTCCTTGCTCAGTTACAAGAGCTGGAAAATCTGTTTGAATATCTTGTGCAACTACACCTAAATTTGTAGGCTCACTATCTTCTTGTTCTTTATAGCGAAAAGTTTTTAATTGTAATTTTTTTACATTGTCTAACTGTGCTGTTGCATTGTTTATGTCTTTCTTCATTCTTTCATCAGAATAATTAAAGTCATTAGTAGTAAAATTACCGATACCGCCATTTGACATTATTACAGCTCTATTAACAGCCGAACTATTTACACTATCTCTGCATTTTAAAAATTCTGAAGTTCCGTTATTTGGAGTGTATCCAAAATCTACTCGTACACCTTGTGGTGGACTGCTACTAGGATTAGAGCCGTGAAAAAATCGACCTGCAAATACAGTTCCTGTGGTTTCTTGAACTTCTAATTTTGTAGTTGGTGAAGTAGTACCAATACCAACATCTCCCCCATTAAAGTAAGAATCACCATTACTATCAAATCTTATATCTTCGTTTTCAGAACTATCATAAATACTAAATCTGCCATGTCCTGATATTTCTGTTGCAGCGTGTAAGTTTTGTGTTGATGTACCACTTTTTAAAACTCTAAAAGCAGTTGAAGTTGCACCTGAAGATACAACATCAAGTACAGCTTGTGGACTTGTTAATCCAATACCAACTTTACCAGCAGAAGTAATCCTTATTTTTTCTGAAGTACCGCTTCCAAATGCTAATGGCGATGCTTGGTCTTGACCATCAATACTAAATAAAGTTGAAACTCTTGCAGAAGCACTATTACCATAAACACTATTTATAGTAATACCACCTGCATTGTTAGTATCTGAACCAGCAATTCGCATTACATTTTCATTACCATTACTAGAAAGACTGCCATTAACATCTAATTTAAAAGCTGGACTTGTAGTGCCAATACCAATTCTTTCACTACTATCAATAGTTATAGCCGTAGCATCAGAACTATCAGAAACTCCTGTGTCTAATAAGTTTCTTGAAATTTTTGTTAATGCCATATTATTCCTCTAGTGTTTAGTAATAAAGCCTGTCATCTACCATAGTTCTTGGGGTAGGGTTAATTAAACTTGACTTCATGTGTTTTAATGATTTTTTATAATCTTCTAATGCAAATGCAGCTTGTTGTGGACTTTCTTTAAATTGCCATACATAGTATCTAACTCTAGCTGTAATTACATTACTGTATTGTTCTGGAAAAACTATTTCGTCACCAAAAGCACTTAATGCTGTTGGTCTATTAAAAGCATAAAAATGTATGTTATAAACTTTGTCTGGTATTGGACTTAATCCAAACTTTCTACTATCTGGAGATTTAAATACATATTTAGGTTCACCATAAGCTTGAGTATTTGCATCATCAGCATTTTCAGAATCTCTTAAAAATCTTCGCCACTCTTCAAGGTTAATATGTTTTAACCCATTAGAAACAAATGGAGCTGCTTCACCTGATACATTTATTGTTGTAATGTAAAAGTCATCCCAATCAATAGATGCAAAGTCTGTAGTTAAACTAGAACTGCCATCTTTTAAAGTATACCATCTTTGTCCAGCTACTGAAGCTACAGTTGTGTTTCCATAGAAAGGGTCTGTTGCTCCACTTAGTCCTGCGGAAAAGAACGGTAGTTGTGGTTCTTCGTTTGCCACATCAAAAATAGCTTTGTTTATAGAATCTTTGACAAACTGTTGAAAACCTATAGCACTTGCAAAGTTTGTAGATGTTAAAGGAACTTCGTTTAGTTCTCTAAGTACTTCATTAGTTAAATCTAGATATGTAGTTGCCATTATTTTTTATGAACTTTTTGTATTTTAAAATCTGCTTTTAATGAAGCACCTTTATGTTTAACAAACTTTCCAGTGTGCTTCATAAGCTTGTAACCTTTACCATCTTTCATCCAATGATAACCTTTAGGTGCTTCAACTTTCATGTTAGCAAGGTTTAGCTTTAGACATTGCTTCGCCACCATGTCCATACATAGCTCTTCCACCTTTCATCATTTTCTTTTTAGCCATTCCACCATACATCATTTTTTTCTTTTTATCTTTATCTTTACCGTACATCATTTTATTATCCTTTTTAATTTTTATAAAAAAGGAGAGGTCCGAAGACCTCCCCAAATTTAGTATTAGTCAATACCATAGAATGCAGAAACTAAAGCTTCGTCTCTTAAGACGTTAGCTCCGTATACATGCAATCCACGAACTATGTCACCAAACGAAGTTGGGTCTCTCAACACTTCTGTTGAAAGAATAGTTTGTGCAGTAGCTGTAGATGAGATATGTCCAGCCAAACATTTACCAGCAGCATTAGATGTTGCAGCAATGTTGTTTGATTTGTACATGTCAAATCCACGAAGTTTACCACTTGATACTAAACCATTTCTAATTGAGCCTTGACCTGCGTTGAAGTCTACAGACAGCAATTTAGAAGATGATTGACCTAGTACTTCATAGAAGTCAGGACTAGCAACGAACCATCTACCTTCTTCAGGTACATTTTGTTCGTCTAATAGTCTAGCCATTCTAGCCATTAAGTCTAGAGGGTCAGTCTCAGATGGACCTAAGTCAGCAGCACCAGAGCCATCGAAGACTCCTGTACCTAAGTCAGTTGCACTGTCAGCACCTAAAATGTGATTAGGTGAAGAAGCAGAACAACCGGCAAACATCTCGACTAAGACAGCAGCATCGTATGCATCTTTAAGAGCATAAGCGGCTGATGAAGTAGCGACTTCTTTAAAGTTAACGTGAGACATATTAGTTTCAATATCATCAACGATGAATTTGAAAGCATTAGCTTGGTCAACTACCAAAGAAGCTTCTTGGTCAGTTAGTCTAGTTTCAGTTGTGTCAGAATTTCTAGTATACGCTGATACAGAAATTACTGGCTCTTTGATAATCTTTACAGAGTCTCCAAACGCTGATATTTCTCCAGCGTAATCAGTGTTAGTGATAGCTTCAACTACCGAAGACTTTCTGAAAAAGTTTAAAACCTTTTTAGAATAAATCGAAGGTAGGAAAAAACTATTAGTTTGTCCACTGACGGAGTTTGCAAAGTTAGCATCAGTATCCGTTCCGGGTTCAAAAAATTGAGCCATGGGATATTCTCCTGTGTTTTATAGTTATTTAATGATTCTGCCTTGTTGCATTGCTTCACTAATTTCACTTTCGTGTTTATCAAATTCAGCCATGCTCATTGCAGCAATCTCCTTTTCAGACCATATCTTTTGCTGTGCAGGTTCTACGCTTGTTGTTTTAGTAGATACCATATCAGCGGCAGACTTAGTCTTTTTAGAAGATGACTTTATCTTATTAGGAGTAACTTCCATACCTATATCTTTCTTAAATAAATCTATTGCACGACTAGCTAAATCGGCATCGTCAGCATTTTTGTATATCCAGTCTTGGATAGACTCTGGCTGTTCTTTTGCCCATGTATGAAAATCATCACTGTTTCTAACATCGTCAAAATCAGGATGTCTTTCTAGTAACCTTTTTTCTGCTTCTTGTTGTGATATTTCTACTTCACGCTGTTGGAGTTTACTAAGACGTTCTTCTAGAACTTTTGCCTTAGATTCACTTTGCATGTGAGCAACTGTTTCTACAACTTCATAAACATCAGGATATTGTTGCTTAAATTGTTCAAGTTCTTCTTCGGTTTTAGGAGCTTCGTAATCAGTTTTATTTTTAGTAGCTTCTTCAAGTAGTTCCTGTTCCCTAGATTTAAACTCATTAAGTTTAGAATCATAATGTTTTTTCAAATCATCATAACGTTTTTTATAGTCAGGTTTTTTATAAGGAGCTTCTTTAGCTTCTTCCTGAATAGCTTCTTGAGGTTCTGCTACAGCTTCAGTAACTTCGTTACTTTCGTTTGTAGGTTCTTCAAAAAACATTTCGTTACTTGATTTAAAAGGTTTATCCTCACCGTCATGCCAAGATTTTTTTAAATTATAAGGATTGGCTTGTTCCTCTTTTCCGACTTGTTCAGTCATTTTCTATCCTCCTACTAAGGGCTTCGTTTAACAAGGTAGCTGCGGTGTGCACTTGCAGGGCTTGTCTTGTAAAGGTCGCCTTTCGGTTGTTATATTTTGATAAAGTGCCTATTGCTAGGGTAGCTTTATCCCTTGTTAGCTCCTTACATATGGTCTAGTAGAAAGCATAGATTTTTTAAGTTCGTCTCCAACTAAGTCTTCTTCCTCTTGCATTCCTACTTGAGGACCGACTGTTTCTTTGGTAACACGAATATTTTGCTGTACAGGTTGTTGTTCAACCGGCATAACATTTTCTTCTTCCATTAAACCACCTTCTTGAGCTGGTTGTCTTTCTTCTGCTTGAGCTTCAGCTTGTTTCATCATAGACATTAAATTGTCTGCTCCGATAACATCTACAGCCTTTGCAGTAAAGACAAATTCACCGTCAGATAACCTTGCGGGTATACTGTCGGAGACTTCTGACCCCGGACCTTCAACAGGTCCAGAGCCTGAAAATTCCATTGCAACTTCCATAACTTTGTCAAATAACATGCTGAGTTGTGGGTTTGCTTCTAATTCTTGCATGAGCATTTCTTCTTCATTTTCATCTAATGCTTCATCTATTAAAAAGTCTATATAATTATCTTCCATCATTTCGTCTGGAGCTTGAGACTCTTCTATTGCTTGTTGTTCTTGTAATTCTTCTTCGGCAGTTTCTGCAACTGGTGACATCATATCTGACATTTGATTTTCCATGTCAGGTGTTTCTTCTGTTTGCATCATGTCTGCCATTTGGTCATCCATTAACATACCACCTTCTTGTTTACCTTCTCTTAACATTTTAAAGTCTTCACCAGTAATATCACCGTCATTATTTTTATCTAATTCTTTTTGACCACCAGCTAATCCACCGGTTGCCAGTTTTTCTTTTTCTTTTTTTGCATCATCTTCTATTAATACTTCTCTAACTATACTTTCTACTCTTTTTTTAGTAACATCAGGATTATTTTTAATTATATTCAACATTGCTTCGTCTCTAGTTTTTACGTTTTGTAAAACTGATAACATTCTACCTGCTGAATCTCTAACTCCTTCTTCATTAAATTTTTCAAGATTAAATTCTGTATCGGGTGGAGCATCTCTAGTAAGTAGACTAGGCTCATTTAAAGTTTGTAATCTTTTAGCTAGTTCTTTATCTGCTTTTTTATCTTTTGGATTTAAAGGTTCCATACTATTCTTTCCTATTTAGTGCTTCTTTAACCTGCTCCGGTAGGGATTCCAACCGTGCCAGAGAAGCTATCCTCCCCTGCAACCGGAACATCTCCGATTCCGATGTTGCCACCGCCAGTGCCTGTAGCTCCAAGGTCTTGAGGTTGGACAGGTGTTCCTGTAAGACCTCCCATACCTGCTGGTTGTTGACTACCGGGTTCAGTTTCCTCGCCTGTGTTTTGTTGAGCATTTTGCATTCCTATAATTTGTGCCATGATAGCTGCTTCCTCTGGGTCATTCAGAATTTCATCTGGGTCGAGGTCTAAGCTGTAGGCAAGTTCACTAACCAATTTAGATATTTTAACAAACGGTGCAATAGCAGGACTTTGTACAGTTTGTAAGAACATAGTAAGTCTTTGACTTCTAACTTCTTTTTGCATCAAGCTATTTGTACCAGTTGCTCTAACTTCTAAATCACCTGCCACATCTATCTTACCTTCAAAAAACTGCATGTTCCATTGAAAGTAAGACTCTCCTAGTGGCTTTAGTAAAAAGTCATCAAGATTTTTAACGACTGTTTTTATGTTTAAACTTGCTGCTCCTAGTAACATTGACATACCTGAAGCAGTCCTTGTCATACTTTGAACTCCTGTTTGTCCATGTGAATAACTTGGAATACCAGTTTGTTCATCAGCAAGTTGTCTAAACCGGTCAAACATCATCATATTTTCTGGTGCTGTATTCGGAAACTTCAGACCGTAAATAGATTGACCGGGCATCCCTGCTTGTCTTCTAAAGATTTTACCGGGATAGACTTCCATATTTTGCCCACCTACCAAAGCTGATTCATCAACATCAAATACTAATGAACCTGCTAATGCTAAGTTATCAATAGCCATACGAGCATGACCATTCATAATTTGTTGAGAATCATTCATATTCTCAGCTACTCCTATACCAAAGAAATTGTAAGGATTTCTTTCGTAAGGAAATGCACTGTAAGGTATACGGTATGGTGTAAAAGGATTGATTACTGCTCGTAGTAATTTATCACCACATACCCATGCATTAATTTGTACTTCATCTAAGTCATCTATAGATTCATCTAATTCCATTCCAACTTCTCTAGCATACTCGGCATCCATGATACCCCAATATTCAAGTACTTCAAAGTTAGCTGTGTAGCTATCGTCTACTTTATAGTCATCTCTTAAATGAGCTTCAAAATCTTTATCTTCGTAGTTTGCTCCTTTTTGAATACATTCTCTAATAGCATCCTCATCGAAGTAAGGCATATTTCTTAACTGCCTTAACTGACTACGATTCATTTTATGTCTGTGAACTACATACTCACATTCATCTATGTTTGTTGCTGCAGGGTCTGGATAAAAATCCCAACAACTTACAAACTCAATTCTAGGTACTCTAACTTCTAAAGGGTTGTATTGTCTTTCACCGCTTTCATCTGTATCCCACTTATGAAGTTTTTTATTAAAGTTAAAAGGTCCTTTAATAATTCCAGTACCTAATAATGAAGATTCTAATAAAGCATTTCTTATCTCTGAACCACCATTAGATTCTTCTATTTGGTCATGGATTAATTTTTCCATTCTTCTTGCAGTTTTTTCTGCAGGAGAAACTTCAGGTATTTGTGGATTAGGCGTTAATCCTTCCTGTAACATTCCCTGTTCATCTGCTTGAGCAATAATATCATCCTCAAACATTCCAGTGCCTAATGTTGCACCAGCTTTTAAAGTTTTACCATCGCCTTCGTAACCAACATTATAAATATTTTCAACTGGGTCATCTTCTAATCTATTACCAATATTATCTGGTACATTAGATTCTATTCCCATCTGTGGATTTTGTGTATCTAGGTAAGCATTTTCTTTCTCACCTTCAGGTATTTTAGTTTCTGCAATACCTATTGGAAATTTACCTGTACCAAAAATAACATCTACTAATTGTCCAAAAGCAGCTAATACTTTTGTCTTAGTTATCTTAACAAATATTCTAGATTTTTCAGATTCTCTAAATTTTACAGACCTGTTATATAACCCTCTATAATTTTCATAAGCTTTAAGCCATCTTGTCTCGTCACCGTCACGAGCTTCTTCTGCTAAAGCAAATCTACTTTTAACAATGCCAACTAAATTAATTTGTTGGTCTTCTTCTAAAGATAAAGTTTTACCAGCTTCACCCTCTACATCTTCGTAGATATTATCTGCTGTTAAAAATGTATTGTCGTTTTCTGCCATTATCAATAACCAAAATCTGAATCAGCAGGTTTAAACATATCACGTTTAAAACCTCTTAACCTTTCTAATGGGTTCTCCATTCTAGGTCTGCTCATTATCATATATCTCAACGCATCATATGCGTGGTCAGAAGCGTGAGTATCCACATCTTCTGGATTAGTTTTTGATAACGGTATACTTTGTAACTCTCTTATTAAGTTTGGGCAAGTATTAAATATCTGCAATTTAGGTCTACCGTTATCTTTTATTTTTAAAAATTCATGTATTTGAATTTTACCTTGTATACGATTTTTGTCAGCTCGTCTTAACTTATGACCTGCTCGTAACAAAGCTTCTCCAACGGTAGGACCAGTAGTACCTGTTCTAGCCCAAGCTGCAGTATCTAATACACCATTTACTGAAAATGGGTCTACCACTTCCATATCTGTTATTATACTGCCTAATTCTTCTCCTGTCAAGCCTTTTTTGTATAATTCTCTATAAATTATTAAAGTTCCATCATTTACATCAATAGTTCCCCATAAACAACAGCTTTCAGCAGCATAACCATAGTCAACTCCCTTTGTTCTTTCCCACGGTAAAGGTATCTCAAACGGTGGTATTACATGTACTAAGGGGTCAAATTCTACAAAAGCAGCACCTTCAGCTACATCCCAATTACCTTCTAACAACTGTCTACGTTGTATTGGCGGTAGTGAGTTTAGCATTTGTTCATAAATACCATCCTCTGCTAAGTATGGATTATCTGCTAACTTAGCTGGAATAAATTTACGAGTTAATCCATCAGTACCTAAAAAACTTTTATTAGATTCATGTGGGTCTATGTATCTACGTTTTACCCATGTAGAACCAACACCACCGGGGTTAGCAGTGCAGCGTAAATAAGTTTTAATTTCAGGGTCAGTTGTTCTTAGCCTAGATGCTAGATAGTTCCAACTAAATTCTGTAGGTAAGTGCGTAATTTCATCAAAGCCAATCCAAGAGTATGCTTGTCCTTGATAACGATAAACATCTGCATCTCTTTCTAAGAAACCAAACTCTATCTTTGCACCACTTGGAAAGTTCCAAAGTTTTTCTACTTCTCTAAACTTAGCTCCGGGAAATGCTTGAGGGTATAGTTCACGAGATTTATCAATCATCTCTCGTAGTTCTGGCATAGACCTACGCAGTATTAAAGCACGATGGGCTTTACGATGAGCATAACGTAATGGGTCAACAATCATTGCATATGATTTACCACCACCTGCAGCACCGCCATACAATACATCTTTTTCGTCTGCAGCTAAGAAATCTGTCTGTGGTCCATCGTTAGCGTTAAAAAGAATGTTAGCATCTTCTAAATCTTTTTTAACAGTAGCAGGTAATTTATCTAACTCATCAGTAGTGGCAGTATTTTTTTCATCACCACTTAAATCTTGTAAAGTGTCTTTTTGTTTTTTTAAAGACTTACGAGCATTGTTAAGTTTCTGCTCAATCTTTTTAATATTCTTTTGTTTTCTAGAGACTGCTCGATGAGCTGCAAACTTTGCTTCATCTTTTAAAGTTGGTCTACCGCTTTTTTTTCTAGGTGTACCGTCTTTTTTTAAAACGAAGTTGCCTTCATTATCTTGCAAGTAAAGATGAGGATTCTCTTCCCAGTCTTTCAGTTCGTGTGCCATACTTTTTATCTATGTGTTTTTTTAATCCGGGAGTTGAAATCTTACGTCCTGTTTCATACTCTAGCCAATCTACTGCAGTTTGTAAAGATACTTCTTCGTTGACAATCATATTCTCTACAGTTTGTAAAGCTTCTAACTCTTCTTCAATCGGTTTTAAATGACCAGTAACTTCATCATAGGTATACCCAAAAGGTATAGTAGATGTAGCTCTTTTGATATAACCGTCAGGTAACATGTTCATAATAACTATTATTTAAAATAGGTTCTAAGATTTTCGTAGTAATCTTCTAGTTTGTCTTTTATCTTTTCATAGGTATTAGGGTTTTCAGTTTTTATAACTAATACACCTACAACAACACCTACAATAATTATAAAAATTATGCCGTCCATCATTACTTCTCCTGTTTAGATTTAAATATTTTATCCCAATTACTTTCAAACTGCGTTCTTGATACTTCTATTGGTCTTGGTCTAGAGCCTTTTCCTATACGGTTAGGAGTCATCCTAATTGGCTTTTCATCTTTACCTAATTGTGCCATACTATTTTTGATTGTGTGTTCTATGTTCTATTTTAGTTTCCCAGTTTTCTATAGCTTTACGAATACTTTCTTCAGCCAAGACACTACAGTGTAATTTTATGGGTGGTAAATCTAAAGCTGCAGCAATATCTTTATCTTTTATTTGTTTAGCTTCAGCTATAGTTTTACCTTTTAACATATCAACAAACATTGTACTTGAAGCAATCGCAGAGCCACAACCATAAGTTTTAAACTTAACATCTGCTATTATATCATTGTCAAGTTTTAATTGTAACTTCATTACATCTCCACAAGCTGGAGCACCAGTCATACCAGTAGCAACATCAGGGTCGTTAGGGTCGAACCGACCAACAGCATGTTTCTGTGGATTATTCAACACGCTTTCAAATCTATCAACCACTTCTTGTGAGTATGCCATTTTAATCTGCAGTTAGTATGTTGTTTATAAGTTGTATTTCTTTTTCCGTTAGTTTTACCATTTCACCTTATCAGCCCAATATGCTGCTGACATCTTTCCTTTCTTAATGTTTTTTGCATGACGAGCTTTAAAAGATTTACGTTTAGCTTTCATTCTAGCAGATTCACCAGCTTTAGGTTTACCTGCAGTCTCAGCTCCTTTTTGTCCGAACCTAATAGTTTTTATTTTATCACCTTCTTTAGCAACAACTATGTGTGATTTCTTAGGATGGTTAGGAGTTCTTTTAGGTTTATTATAACCAGATACTCCAGCTTTTTTAAGTCTCGAATCTTTCTCACTCATTTTACTTTCCTGTATTTTCTAGTTTTCTTAGCAACCTTCTTAGGCTGTTTAGAATGCTGTTTACCTTTCTTAGTATCTTCTCGTTTCTTTTTAGAAGTTGCAGCATATTCTGCAGCACTAAGACTTTTAATAGCTTTTTCAGGTAAGTAACGTTCGCCAGTCTCTGAAGATTTCTTACCAGACTTAGTACGCCATTTCTGTTTAGTCCAACTTCTAAGACTTCTTTGTGAACTTTTTAAACTCACGATTTATACCCACCACCTTTAGCTTTGTATTGTTTAGCCAACATCTGAGCTTTACGAGCAGACCATTGACCCGGCTTTCCACCTTTGCTACCGGCTTTAATTCTATTAAATAAATTCTTACGCATCGTAGGTTTGGTATAGTTACCAGCTTTATTTACTGTGCTTTTCTTTTTTGTTGTGGTTTTTTTCTTGGGCATAATCAACCTTAAATATTAAATTGTTAACGATATAGTAACTAATACAGAATGAAACAGCAAAGGTAACAAAAAATTCAATCAATGTAACACCTTCTCTTCGTTATAACCTTCAGGCTCTAAGTAATGCATTAAGCCGTCTTCAGTTACAATTTCAGTAAACTCGCCTAATAACGTTAGACCATTTGCTTCGGCAGCTTCTTCAGCCTCTTGTAAAGTTTCAGCAACTATATTAGGTCCAGCAAACTTTTTACCGTGTTGTTCCATCTCAGTCAGATATATCTTCATACTCATCACTCTCTATTATTACATTTTCTTTTTGAGGTAGTATAAAGATACCACCTTGTACATTGTGGTCAACCTGCACCCTGTCAGTCTTACTTACACCCACTCTATCAAGGATAGTTTGAGCTGCTGCAAGTTTCTGACTAGCTTGAGGTACAGGTCTATCAGAATCAATCATTTCGATTAACTTAAAAGCAGCCTTCGGTGCAGACTTGGCAAGTACATCCGAGGCTAAATCAACTACTTCATTTTTAAGTGATTTGATAACTTGATAGTGATTGCCTGAGTATCCTGCAAGTTCTGCAGCCTTTTTAAAGTCACCTTTAGTTTCGACTAGATTGTCTAAAAAACTTTGTTGTTTCTCAGTTAAATTCTTCTTACGAGTTTCTGATAAGTATGTCATACTATAATATTATAGAGACACTTTGCAAGTTTGTCAAGTTATTTTAAAATAAACACGAAAGGTCTTGACAAACGTTGAAAAAAAGTGTACAATATACTTGTATGCCACCCCGGTGCATACCTATAGAATAACATATCCCTATAGAGCTTTTAAAACCTTGTACAACGTACAGGGTTTTTTATTATATAATTAGTGTTAGTTTTATTATAAAGCTTTATAAAGTTTAGGGCATCTGGTTAATACCTTAACTGGGTAGAAATGTATGAGTTTTATATATATATACCCCCTCCCCCCATGTACATCCTGCCCACCCCCTTATAACTAAACTTCTCAAACTTTGCAAGTCTTATAACCTTTAGGAATAAGGATTTCCCTATCACACTTTATAAAGTTTTGCAAGTGAGTTATGTGAAATCTTTGTGAACTTTATAAAACCTTTCTAAGCTTTGAAAACTTTATAAAGTTTATAAAATCTAGTTAATGAAATATCAGAAACCTTGTAAAGTTTATAGAGTTTACTTTTCAACACTTTATAAGGGGCTATGGCTACTTCACAAACTTTGAAAGCGTTTAAACTACCCGAACTAAATAGAACCATTCTAAGAGCCGTTTTATATTTGTTAAGGTTTATATCGAAATAAAACTTTTCAACGGTTCTGTGAATGTCAAGAACTTTATAAGCTATATAACTTTTTAATCTAAGGATATTTGGATTTACTAATTTATTCACTTTTTGATTGTGCTTTCAAAACCTATGGTTTAAACTTGTTTCCATAATTTACGGAGTTTTTACTATGGCGACAAAAAAAATGAAAATCACAGCACTTAAAGAGTCTATACTGATTCTTGAAACTGACTTGAGAATGGCTTCTAAAGTATTCAATAAAGATGTTAAAAGAATGCAAGAAGATTCAAGCAAAGAAAATGTTGATAAGCTTCAGAATAGAATCTATGCTGTCCTTAGAGTTGGGGGAGAAATAGAAGCTTTAGAAAAAGAATTAAAATTATTACAGGGGGGCAAATAATATGGCTACAATCAATAAACTAAAATATAATGCTAGGGAATTTGATGTACTTAAAAACAATGGTTATTTCATTGTTATGCACAAAGCGACTGGAACTATTGATAGGTTTAAAGTTAGGGCAGGAAATCATAACGAAGAAATGAGATTGACTTTCAAAGGTTTCATAAACTTAGAAAAGGTTAGACGTGAGAACAACATCGGACAAGCCATCAACGGAAAAGGTACAATAGTAAAAGCTGAAAGACAGAACCAAGTAACGGCAAAAGTTAAGCGTTCAATGGTTCACAATTGTGATGGAAACTTAGTTAGGAACGGGGGTTAAAAATGCTAGAGTTTATATTTCTTTTTATATTTTCTATGACAGTAGTATTTTTAATTGAAAAAAAATATCAAGACGGGGAGGAATAAGCATATAACAAAAAGTTAGGAAGTATGGACTAACTTTAAAAAACCTATACACTTAACAAATAACTTAACAAACGGAGCATTTATGCAGAACTTAATGATACAAAATAAACTTTTCAACGGTACACGTGAGGAGTATTTACAAAAGGCAAAAGACGAACTCAACGAGAGAGTGTTTAAACAGTCGGGATATGAAATCCCAGAAGTTAAAATATCTTGCTCATGGGCATTGGGTACGGCTGATAAAAATAAGAAAACGCTAGGGCAATGTGTGCCAAGAAGTTGGAGCAAGGCAAACATCAACGAGATTATGATTATGCCAACGGTTGACGATAGCGAACAAGTCATTGACACTTTAGCCCATGAATTAGTTCATGCGGTTGATGATAACAAAAGCGGACACGGTGCAGGGTTTAGAAAAATCTGTTTAGCGGTAGGTTTAAACGGCTCGAGTCAAATGCGTTATGCTTGTGCAGGAGATGAGTTAACGCAAACTATAAAAGATATTGTAAAAGATATTGGACTGTACCCGCATAATGAATTGCAGATACACAAACGCAAGAAGCAAAGCACCAGAATGCTAAAAGTATCTTGTACTGAGTGTAACTTTTCATACCGAACAAGCAGAAAAAATATAGGTATGATGGCAAACACTATTTGCAATGGTTGTGGGAGTGATAGTTTAGAAATAGATTGTTAAGTTAAAAGGTTAAGCCCTGTTACCTATTTAAAAACAGGGCGTTTAAACGGAATATAAAATTATGACAATAACAAAAGATAACATTAAACTTGAGGGCGGGGGGTTTTTACCTCACGATACTAGAAACTATAGAGCTTATTTTGAGCATGGTATTAACTTTATTTTTAGTGGCAATAAGTTAGTAGCAATGATAAAAGATGTTGAAATTAATGGAGCAATTACTGATTACTTTGACAGCTTTTACTTCTTTACTGATGAGAATATTATTCCTTATCATGTAAGATTAGCAAAGAAAGATTTGCGAAGATATATCACTAAGCCAACTAAAAACTTTAACAAGAAAGTTAAAAAGCTTTTGAAGAAAGAAAAGCTTTGGAAAAATTAAAGACTGTTTAAACGGAGTATAAATTATGACAATAAAAATATATGTAGCTTCTTTAGAAGCATATAATCAGGGTAGAATGGTTGGAGATTGGATAACTCCCACAGATTATCTAAGCTTTGAAAAGTTTAATAATGCTATCCAAGTCGCCACTGAATACGCTGATGAGGTAGCCGTACATGACTATGACGGCACTAATATGAGCAATGAGTATCCAGACTTTAAAGAGCTTTATTATTTTTGCCAAGCTTTAAAAGATAGTTGGGTAGATGATGAAGTTATCCTAGCTTACGCAGAATATACTGGCGAAGAATTAGATACTGATTTAATAATTAACGCAGAAGAAAATTATGTAGGTACTTACGGTAGCTTTCAAGAATATGCAGACGAATGGGCAGACGAACAGCTTCAAGATAAAGATGATTTTCTTAAAAATTATTTTGATTACGAAAGCCATGCTAGAGATTTAGAATATGATTACATGGTATGTGATGTATCAGATTATAATGTAGCAGTTTTTAGTAATTGTTAAGACTGTTTAAACGGAGTAAAAATTATGAGAGATTGGATAGTACAAAACAAAGATTTTATTTTGGTTATGTCGGTAGCTTTACCAGTACCGATATTTTTTATAATAGCAATGCATATAGCGGGAGTATAAATTATGATAGCAAAACCATACATTAGATTTTTAATGGGAGAAATTTTAAAGAATAGAAACTACCATTACACAATAGAATGCTACGGAGATATAGCAGTTGAACTTACCAGAGATTTAAGTAAGTGTGCTAACCAAAAGGCAGGAGATAAATATAAAGGTGTCAATGCTTTTGATGATTGTAAAGTATACATCTATGATATGTCATTACAAGATGAGCATAGAGATTTAGACGAATGTTGTGTTGGATTTTTAGGCTGGACAAATTGGAATGATGGAGTTGAAAAGCTTTATGATTATTCTATTGACTTAGAAAAGCAAGTGAAGACTGCTAGTAAAAAGTATGAAAGACAAGTAGAGTTTATATAACTATAAGTTATATACTTATTCTACACAAACAATAAAAAGTTTGATATAATTATTACATAACTATGAGGCAATGCTTCATAGAAAAACCACGGGAAGTTATGTGTAAAACATTCGATGACCCTGAGAGATGACTGTAGCGAAGCCTCGCAAAAGGTGGATAGTTTCTAGCCAAGATACTCGGGATAATGAAGACACCTCTAGTCTAGTTGCAAGACCGAAAGGCGATATAAGACTTCCGATTAGTCGACAACGTGTAACGTTTAAACGACACGGCTTGGACTTCGGTGGGCGTGATACCTAAATTAAATAAGTGGGTAATCGGGTGCAAAGTTAGCAGGACTTGAAACCACCTTGAAAGCGTATAAGAAACTGCTACTCTTCGAGAGTTAAATAGATTAGGTTAACAGCCTAGTGAAAGGAGAGTGTAACGGCATACCAACGTTGCACGTAGGAAACAAGAGGCAGTTTAAATACTTGACTCAAACTCGAAACTCTTAGTAGCACGAAGCCAATCAAAGAAGCTGAGATATTTATTTAACTCTTGATTTGTTTTATAACTATAAGCTATATGCTTATGCTACAAAAAGAATTTAAACTATGTTATAATAGTTTCAATAGGTCAAGCCTTGCTACCTATTTAAAAGCAAGGTGTTTAAACGGAGTATAAATGAAACAAAAAATAGCTAACTTTTTAAGAAAGTTAATTAAACTTGATGACTATATAGACGATAGAGTTGTTACTGAAATAGAACAACTTGAAGAATTACTACAAGAAGTTAAAGAGTTATCAGAGTCTAATGAATACGAACTAAATGACAGACCTAACTTCTATGATATGGAAAGCCAAGTAGAAGAACTGGTCAATAATGAAATGGCAGATGTAATCACAAGACTAGAAGCATTGGAGGAATAGTATGAGCCACGAAGTAAATGACAGAGTATGGGAAGATGTTTGGGAAGCAGTAGAACAAATGTCTTTAGAAGAAGTAAGAGAATTCTTATTGAGTAATTTACATTCTCAAGAAGAAGTAACAAGACTTAACGAGGTTGAATTGCGAGAAGCAGTTGCCGAAGATATGTTTAATTTAAGAGGTGTTTAAACATGACAGATGTTAGATATGTAGAAGCAAAGTATGACACTACCCTTTCATGGGATATTGAAGCCATTGCTGAAAGCGAAGGCTTTGAACTTGAAGATATTGAAAAGGTTGAAGTAGGTAAGTGGGTTACACTACATATTCACTTAAGAGATGGCACGTTTATTTCAAAACAAATAACGCCTGAGTTAGATAATACAGATTGGAAGTGGTCATCAATGGACTCTTATCTTGATGAAGACTGGAATCCAATAGACGAAGATGAACTTTTTCCCGACACTTACGCTGATGAAGAAGTTGTTTAAACAGGAGAAAGTAAATGGAAGTTAAGATAATATCACAGAAGATAACAGAATTTAGGAGGAGATATGAGTAAAGATATTGGCGAACAATTTGCCATGATGAATGAGGTGTCGGCTAAGATTTCTGAGAAAACTTTTGATAAGTTTGTTGAAGAAGCAATGGCTGAGTATAAGAGTGCAGATTTAAATGAATTAAAAATATATGAATTTTTAACAACTAAGATTGCTGAGATAATTGATATGCACTATGACGGAGAACTATAATGTCGTGGGTATTGATAGCATTTTTTAGCATACCAACAACAGCAGTTGTGTTGGAAGATGTTCATGTCTTTGAGTTTCTTTTCAAGACTGAAAAAGATTGTGAAAATTTTTATGTTGAAAATCGTAATGGATTAAAAAGAATAATCAGAGATGAGTATAAAGCATTGCCAACATCCTTTGTGTGTGTAGACGCTGATAGAATTTTGAATTCATTGAACAAGTGA